GTTGCTAACTTGCGTGATTCATACAAAGCTAAATTTTGAGCGTTTGAATCAGTGGCAACTGGCGCATCAAGAACAGTTTTAGCAATTCCATAAGCGCTAACACTAGGATTATATTGTGATGTGTATTGCTTAGTTGTATTGGTACGGCTAATAACTGCCTGATTTACTACATAGTAAGTGCCAGGGTTAGTTAAAAGTTGCATATAACTAACAGTGTTGCTTGCCTGATTGTCGGTAAAAAGTAATTGAGTTGGTCGGCTGAACTTATCGGCTAATGGCACAAGAGTTGCAACACCGCTGCGTGAGATGTAGAAACGCCCGGCAATAGCATCAACTGCCTGGTAAATCAGCGCCATACAAGAGCGATTTTGAACGGTTGCCAGCATACCGACAGTGCCAGTCAAAGAGCGTGAAGCCCCACTTGGCCAGCCCACAATATCGAGCATACGCCCAACGCGTGTGGCTGCAGTCTCGGCATTTGCTGCTGCTGCCAGTGCTGGTGCCTGGGCATCGGCGATGTAGGCAATCCCATCAACAAAAGTCATTGTAGATGTAGGTGCTTCGCCCTGATCAACTTTAGTTTCTTCAAGAAAGCCGTAGTAAAGCGCGTATGAAGTGCCACCAATTGTGGCCATAACTCGCATTTGTAAGCCATCACGAAGGATGCTTGCACCTGAGACTACCCACGGACTAGATGCAGATGTGTTATCAGGGTCGTAATAACCGCTTGTGTTATTAAAAACAATAACTGAAATCCCGCTTTGATCTCGTTCACTTTGACGAGTGCGCCCACGGCGAATATCAATTTGAATAACATCGGTGGTTGTTGCTGAAGTCCAAGTTCCGCTTTTTAGAAATTGAACTGCTATCGAAGGTGTAGTTACTCCATCAAAGGCCGTCATAGTATGTCAAACGCTCCAACAGTTCCAAAGCTACGGCGAGTTGTTCTTTCAATGCCGTTCACAATACTTGTTACAAGATTTTCTTGAGTGATTACTGAACCTGCATTGTTAACAATTACATTGACACCGCTTTTTGGCATATAGAGTTTGCCACCTTGACCAACTGCAAGAGCAGTTGAACCTGAAAGTGACTTTTGGCGGGCTAAGTTTTGGCGTACCGCTTCGGCAGTAATTGCATCTTGCAATTTCTTACTATCTTTTGTTGCTTTTGTTGCTTTATTAAGTCCAGCGGTAAAATCATCAAGAGCATTTGTAACAGGTGAGTAAGGAGTAATACTAAAATCACGATTATTAGTATTACCACGAGGACTAACTCCTTTTTTGCCACCAGCCACGGCATCGGGCTTCAACATATTGTTAACTGTATAAGCACCAAGCCCAACTGTTGCAAGTGCAGCGGCTCCTAATGCAATGCTTACACCTGATGTTGCAAATGCGTTTGCAATTGCTGCTCCAATTGCAGTTGTTTTTAATAACTTCATTACGCCAATAATTCCCTGGATTGCAGTAATAAAAGCGGCAATTCGACCAACAACAAACATTCCAGCAATTAGGGCTGCCATACTCTTAACAATGCCCATATTGTTTGCGCACCAGTCTGAAAAGGCAACTGCAGCAAATAATAACTTTACTGCAAAATCTGTTGCAAGTTGAAAGGAAGCAACAAGTTGCTTTTGATTTGTTTCAACAAAATCATTGATTGCAGGCAAAATCTTTGTAGTTACAACATTTGCAAACTTTTCCAAAACTGGAATTAGGGCATATCCTAATTTATCAAGAATTTGATTAAATGCTAATTGAAGTTTTATCAATCTAAATTCTAAAGTTTCTGCACGCTTTTCAGCCTGTCCTTTGAAAGTCGCTCCAAGAGATTTCAAAATTGCGTTAAGGTCTTTTGACTTTACCGCAGCGGCATCAAGCGGAACGCCAAGTTTTGTCAAAGCACCAACATTGCCACCAATGGCCTTTGCAAGCGCAATTGAAACTGCGCCTAAATCTTTTGTTGTGCCTGCAGAAATATCTAAAGCAAGAGACTGCAATTGTTGAGCAACTGTTACATCTTTGGTTGCCTGAGTCAAAATCTGCAAAGAAGGAATCAACTGATTGTTATCAACGCCAACTAATAATTCTAATTTGTCAAGGTAGGTAACAGTTGCTGCAATAGCTTCATCGGTTGCACCTGTTGTATTACGCAAGGCAGTAGCGAGGGCAATCTGTTGCTTTTGATCTTCTATTGCGCCTTGAACTGCATCCTTGCCAATTTTTGCCGCAAACGCTGCAGATGCAAGGGCAGCAACTCCAAATGCTTTTGCAGATTTCTTGGCAAATTTATCAATGTTTTTACCAAGTTTGTTAATATCTTTTTGAGCAGCCTTTGAGCCTTTATCAGAATACTGGGTGAGGATGCGGGCTACAACTGCGCCAACTGCCATTTATTTAGCTCGCTCTCCCTGTAGATGTTTCTGTAGATCGGTTTTTGCTTGTTCAAGCGCACGCGCTACATTTTCTTCAATTCTTGCTCTGTCTTTATCTACAACGCGCCATACTACACGCGAAGCCTTGCCGAATCTGTTGCCGATTGTTCTAAGAAATTGCTGACTTGAACCACCGCCAAATCCTGCCTTACTTTTACGGCCAGCCGTTTCAAAGATTGCACCTGCTGCAGACTTATTAAGCAATGCACCAGCACTTGTTGTGTAATCACCACGAACTTTGCCCTGGGCTTTTGTTTTAGTGATTTTTGATTTAATTTCGCCAGCGTTCCATCCAGGCCAACCAGCACCACCGCGAGTGGTTTTGCGGGGTTTAGCCGCATCGGATTTACTCCAACCACTCATCGGCGGTTCTTCGCTGATTAAACCTTTAGCATCACGCTCTGCGCCTCTTAATTCATTATTGATAACTTTATTGAAGCGTTTAACCGCATCTTTATCAAATTCTTTAAGTGCATCAAGAGTTTCTTTGATACCTGATAGAACAATTACTTCTTCAGCCATTGGCTTTAGCTCGTTCCTTCATATAAATCGTGATTGCTTCAAGAATTCCATCAGGCGCATCTAACAAATCACTTACAGGAATACCAGTTTCAACCGCAACGGCTGCAATCGTATAGGTTAAACTGTTGCGGTGGATTCGAAAGAACTATCACTGTCCAATTCGGCAGAAATAATAGTGTCTAAGAATTCAGGGCCAAAAAGTTTAACCACAACTCCATTTACCTGCATTGCTTTCCAAGCCAACCAATAGATGTGTTCAATTTTTTGTTGCTCTCCCAAAAGTTTAGGCATCCCTGCACCAAACTGTTGTTCAAATGCAACAATGATACGAGGTGTCAGTTTGTAGGACACCTCAACACCTTCGGTTGTCTTTACTTTTACTGCTAATCCATCCATCTTTTCCCCCTTAGTTGATTATGAGATTGCTTTTGTAATTGCACCTGAAATTGGCCAAGTCACACTTGCCGTTACTAACTCACCAACGGCACCTGAAAGTGGCTGCCATTCAGCAATCAAAGCATTAAATGTGTATTTTGGATTGCTGGCACTTACTGTTGTGTTGACTGGGCGAATTTCCATTGCCACGGCAGTTCCAACAGTTGATGTTGCAAGTGATGTGCCATTGATAAGTTCTTCAAGGGCATTATCTGCAAAATCTTGATTGAACTCAACAGTTAGTTGATTGTCAAACAATCCACCAACGCGTGTACGAGCTGACGAGCCAAGCCCGGTGGTGTCAACCACATCAACGCTTGATGAAAGTGCAACTGATGTGACATATTGCGAAATGTCATTGCTTGCATACAAGACATAGGCATTTGTTAATACAATGCGTGCCATTTATGCAATCGCCTTTGTGATAGCACCTGAGATTGGCCAAGTTGCAGAGATTGTTGCAAGTTCACCAACTGCACCTGAAAGTGGTTGCCATTCGGCGCACAAGGCTGAGAATGTATAACTTGGATTTGCGGCACCAACTGCTGCTGATGTTGGCTTGATAACACAAGTTGTGACTGTTCCAACCAGTGAAGAACCTACTGCGTTGATTGTTATTTCAGGACCTGATGTTGCAAAATCCTGATTAAATTCAAATGTCACTGAGTTATCAGCAAGCCCACTGATACGAGTACGCGCACCAGAGCTAGACATTCCAGTTGTGTCAACCACATCTTCGCTGGTTGAAAGTGCCACACTGGTAATAAATTCGCTTAAGTTAATTCCATTGATTACAACGGATGCATCTGTAAGAACTGTACGGGCCATTATTCGGCTTCCTTTTCTGTTGCTGGTTTAGTTGGCGCATTGCTTTTTAGGTGATCGCCAGCAACAAGTGCTTCAGCGTTTAGCCCAAGTTCAAGCAATTCTTTGTCGGAGATTGTTTCTCCCTTTTTCTTCGCCTCAAAATTATTTGAGGTAACTGTGTAGCTCATTTTTCTCCTTATCCCCAAACGGTGAGACGGTAACGGTATGAAAGAAATTCAATTTCACCTGCAACATAAGTGCCAGCCTCTGCAGATGTAACGCGCAAAGTGCTACAGGCACCGCCAAGTGTCAAATCGGATTCAATCGCTGCCTTGATTGAGTAATCCCCGCTACCTGCGAGGTACTTATCAAGATCATTTTGGCCTGAACGCTCTGTAAAGCGCTGGACCAAAACAACAACATCAAGGTTTGCCTGGTCTAAACCACGGGCATTATTCAAATCAAAGGTGAAATCCAACTGGCCAACAATGGCTGCTGGTGCTACTGGCGTACTTGGGATGAGTTCATAAACCCGCATACCCTGAATCGCCTCTAGGTTGGCTTTTAAGCCGTTTCTGACCTCACTAGGTAACATTACTTAGCCAAGCCATTGTTCTTACGCAATGGGCGCAGTACCGCCTCAACATCAGCATCTAGCTTTGCAGCCAAACGCACTGTTCCTAAATCTGTATTTCCAGCAATTCCAAATGGTGACTGGTTACGCAAGAACAGGCGAGATGCTTGAATTTTTGCAGCAGTCTTTACCTCAAAAGGCACCGCTGACCATCCAAAAATACCTTTAACGCGTACTGATTGTGGCAAGTTCCAGGGGAATACATAAGAGCCAACTGCCAAAATACGAGACATTGGCCAACCGCGTGAAGGATTATTGACTGGTTCAAACATTGAATCGTCAGCCGTCCACACTGAGCCATAGGTGCGATCAAAATTATCATCTGTTGCAATCTCGCTGATGCTCACAAAATCATCAACTGGCAAAATGTAATAGTCGGTTGGGGTGTAATAACGAGTTGCTGGCGCACCCTGAGTGCCATCTGTATAAAAGAAACGGCCACAATAATCATCTATTTGGCGTGAAGCGGTTGCAATAGCCATTTCAAGGGCTGCATTGTCCATTGAATCTTCAAGATTCAGCGCAGCCTTTACATCATTGAGTGTCGTGTAACCGTTAGTGATCGCCACGCTTTATTCTCGTTTCTACTTTGGGAAGCATTGCCTTTTCCAGTTGTGGAATCGCCGTAGCAGTTTCCTTTGATTTTACCTTAATTCTTAAAATTCTTTTTATGCGTTCCATATATCGTGCTGCCTATCATCTAGCCAATAACTCTTTGAGTGAGGAAGTATCGCGCCAGTGTGGGCATAAATTGGAAAACCTAGTGAGCGAACTCGGCGGCAAAACTGTAAATCTTCGCCTATCCATTCGCCGTTGATTGGGCCATCCCAAAACCAGCACCAATCTTGCCCCTGGTGTGGGTCGGCATCTGCTCTAATTGCTTCAAGAACGCTTCGGTGGATTAGCAAACATCCAGTACCTGCTGCATCTACTTGGAAAATTGAATCTTTATCGTACTTATTTAACGGCAAGAAGCCTTCAGGGGCATCTTGAAAAATCGTTGGCACTGGTTGTGGGTACGGATAACCTGTTTCAAAACTTGCAAACACCAAACCTGCTACAACTGGGCGCTCTTTGTCATGCGCGGCTTCAATCAATTTATCAAATGCTTCAACAGAAAGTTGCTCATCTGAATCCATCATTAGTAACCAATCAGATTTGGTTTCTAAAAATTGTTTTACTAAACGATTGCGTTGCTTTGAAAGCAACCCTGAACCCTTGATTCTAATAAATGGGCCAAGTCGTGCTGATCTTGATTGAGCAACCTGAACCAAGCTAAATGCAAACCCACCATTAACTGTTCCTGGGTCACAACTACCAATTGAAACTTTATGTGCCGACTTCATAGATTCCCCCGAATCATTTAAGAAGTAAGAGGCGGGTTAGTCGGGGGAGAAAAACCCGCCTCTTACAATTTTTAACTTTCGATTAGAAAGTTGGTGCTACCAAACCAGTGCCTGAAATGATTGAGGCTGCTAGTGGGTAACGCTCTGCAGAGAAAGCACCAAATCCATAAACAACAGACTTGATTGTGAGAGATGAAGCACCAGTTGCATCAAATGACAATGCGAATGGTGATCCTGGCTGCTCCCAAAGGTGCATTTCAGGTGCTGCTACGCAGTAAATCTGATCTTGGTTTGTTGCTGCACCAAGATTAGTTACAACATTTGCATCAGCAATGATTGGCAAGCCCATCATTGAGTAACCTGAGTTGCCGTATCCAACTACGCCTGCACCTGCTGCAGTTGCGTTCATTGGACCATTTGCAGTTGGAACTACTAATGGGCGGCCTGTTGTGTCCACTGCTGCTAGCAAGAAAGCTAGACGGCGTGGGTGCATAATCCAGTGAGTTGGTGTTTCAAATACATTTGACTGAATTTGCTGAATTGCATCAGCCAACTTTGGATATAGAAGTGCAACTGTTGGTGTTGTTGCAGTGAAAGTGACTGCATTTCCACCTGAGTTTGCGATTCCCTTGAACTGGCCGTTTGAGCCTGTTCCGTTTAGAACCTGATTATCAACAGTTGTGTGCCATGAACGGATTAGGTCAGCAACAACAAATGTGTCAATGCCTGTTCCGCGCTCAATTGCCTGGCGTGATAGGTCCTGTTGTCCAGCGATTGTACGAACTGGGATGCTCAAAAGTGTATCGTCAGCATCAGTTTCTGATACTGCAGTGTTCTGAGTTTCCTGAACTGCAGTTGATGTACCTGTTGTCATACGGGAAATCTCAAGAGACATTCCAGCAGCAGGTAGTGTGTGCTTTGCAGTTGCAAAGTCTGCAGTTGGGCGGCCTGCGCGTGCATAAGGTGCAGCGAGGTCAACCAAGTATTGTGGAACAACTAATCCAGCGAAGTTTGATGTACCAACATCACGGCGCTCGATTGATTCTTCCTTTGTGTGGCGAGCAAGGCGCTCTTGTGCTGAGTAATCTCCACGAATCTGAGCGTTGAAAACATCCTTAACGAATGAAACTTCAGCTTCAGGGTTGTATGTGCGAACTTCGCGTGTGATTGATGTGCCACCAACGCGAGGTGTGATTACTGCTGCAACAGATGAGCGCATTTCTGCAACCTTTGCATCTGCTGCTGCTTGTGTTGTGAACTTTTCAATCTTTGCATCTAGTGCGCGTGCTTCTTCTACAAGAGCATCAACCTTATCGGTTTCCTCTGCAGTAAGGTCGGTGCGAGATTCTGCGGCTACTGCCTCAAGAACTGCATCCATTTCTGCCTTAACTACATCACGGCGCTCAAGAGCTACATCAAGATATGACTTTGACATTTTTCTCCAATGAGTTTGTAATTGTTTTGAGGTGGTGGCAATGCTTTCCACGGCGCTTTTAGGGTGTGGGATTTGCTCCGACTTCGCTCTGCTACTTGTGTAGCAGAAATTTATTTTGTGTTGTTGATAATTGCTTGCGCTAGGCGCAGGGAAATCTTGCGACCTTCTTCTTCAGTAGCTTCAGGTAGCGCATCAATGTAACGCAACTCTGACATTTTGTGACCAACTAAAGTTTCAGTTGCTCGGTAGCCATCGCGGTATTCTTCATAAACGCGAATCAAAACGGCTGGGTCATCTTCTTCGGCTTCAATTGTGAAATCGGTGCCTGGTATGTCAAGGGTTCCTTCTTGTAAAATTCTTTCAATGCGACCTTTAGCAGTGCCACCGCTTGAATCCCATTCAACATAATCGCCTACCTGCTCGCGGGATTCTTCTTCAATTTCACCTTCGGCACCTGTAAGCATTGCCATCATCTCAACGGCACGCATAATGTAATCATGGCCTTCACTTAAATCTTCAAAAATTGTATTCAAAACAACTAAAGATTCGCCTGTAACTTCACGGCCTTCTTTAACTGCATCAATTGCTTTGCGTAGTGCCTCACGCGCCTCAACTGAAGTTGTTGGGTAGGCAGGATATGTAACAACCGACACATCACCATCAGCAAGTGAAACCTCTGTAAGTGTGCGTTGGGAACGATCTTCATTATATTTTTGACGAATCACACGGAAAGCAAAACTCATTTGGTCAACATCTCCGCGCTCAACCAACTTGTAAAGGTCGCGCCCCTCTGATGTGTCTGCAATTGTTGCATCCATATACAAACCACGATCATCTTCGGTAAGTGTAAGAGTGCCATTCTTTGTGCGAGCTAGTGGCAAACCTTCGTGGTTGATAAGAAGTCGCACATCAGGTGTTTCGCTAAGTGTCTTACGAAACGCGCCAGGGGCGATTGTCTCAATAAATGGCAGTGGAACGCTGGCCTCATCAAACACTGCTGCGTATCCGCGAAGTGTCATTGTGCCATCTTCGGCCTGTCTTGCTTCAACATCGCGCACTGTAAATGTACGGCGTTCAATCTTTTTCATTTTGCTCCTTGAATCGGCTTCGGCATCTAGTGCATCAATCTTGCGTTGCGCCCAGTTTTGCGCCCTATCAGAAAAGTTGGAATCTCCACCCCACAACAACCAAGCAACTAAACCTGCGCCTGGATATTGAGCATCTGACGGATTATTGTTTTTTGGTGCTTGTCCATCTACTTGATGGCGTGCAAACCACGGTGCCATCTTACGAACTTTGTTTTCACTTACTCTACCTGCAGCCATCTCGCGTGCTTCACGCTTTGTGCCTTCGGTTAAGCCATCTCCCCCGAAACCTTCTTTGAGATAATCTAAACCGCGTTGTGCGTTCTCACGAATAAATGCGGGAACACTTAAATCAACTGCTCGAACTTCTCCACCTGGTTCCATATCTTCAGCAATTGAAACTGCAACCATCTGATCTATTGCATCTTGTTTTGTGTCGTGACAAGCAAGAGTTGTATAAGAGCCATCTGATTCTTCTTTAACAGTTGCCCATCCTGAACAATCGGCTTGCTTATCGCTGACAAAATAAGGCATTACTTAACCTCATACACGGCCGCTGGGTCGGCTGGGTCAATTGTTGATACTTGCTGCAATTGGCTAGATGGAACGCCAGTGTGCTTCATATCAGGTAGGCCAACTGCCTTTGTTACTGCTGCTGGGTCAAAGCCAACTTGAATCAATGCAGCAGCGATTTCGGTGCGTAGCTTGAGGCCAACATCTTTGGCATCTGTTGCATCAATGTTTTGCAATGGAACGCGGTATTGATCTCCGCTTTCAATTGGTGCCATATCTTCGTAAGCGTGAACATCATTGAGTGAAAGAAAACCTTCACGCAATCCCTTTGTGTAAGCATCGTAACGCTCAAGAGTTGTACCGCGCAACAGTGCATCAAGATTAAAACGAATGAATCCGTCAGGTTCAGGTAGCAGTGTTGATAGTGACTGCTCAATTCGCTCCAAGATTGGGCGCAATGAGTGCTGAACGAATGAAAGGTTTTGTGCTTCAACTGATGCAAATGACATTGCACCCGCTACTGGATGGCCAAGAAGTGATAGTGGAACACGGAAAATGCGAGCGATTTCTTCAACTGAGAAACGGCGAGTGTCTAACAACTGCGCATCTTGGGCGTTAATTGTTAGTGGCTTGAATGTTGCACCGCCTGAAAGAATACCAATCTTGCCAGCACGGTATGGGCCAGTATGGGTAAGGTTCCAATCACGGCCAATGTCTGATGCCTGTTCTTCAGTTAACTCACCTGGCACTTCAACGACACCGCCTGGGTTGGCAGCGTTGCCAAAGTATGAAGCGGCATAAACATCGGCTGCCATTGCTGCGCCTAGCGTTGTACGGCAGGCACCAATTGGTGAAAGTCCATAACGATCACCAGGCAAACGGAAATCAGGGATGTGCAAAAGGTCTTTGTCTGTCATGCGTTGTTCATAAACGCCTTCTGAATCTTTAATCTTTACAAAATAAACCAGTGGCTCGCCTGCTCTAAGGCGCTCAATGCGAACATTGCGAGGATTCAAAACATAGAGTTCTTGAACATCTCCCATATCATCGCGCACTGTCAGGATGTAAGCATTGCCTTCAAGTTTGAATGAGGTAACAATCTGCTCATAAAATTCAAGGCGTGTTGTTTCAGGGTTTGGTCTTGAAACCCACGCAGGTTGATCTCCATAAATAGTTGAGTATGGCAAGCGGTTACGACCACGGCGCACATAAGCGCCGACTGGTAATGAACTTACTGTGTCTGCCAATAGGCGCACGCAAGAATAAACAGTGGACATACGAATTGCAGTTTCAGAATCAACAATGACACCAGCGTTGGTTGAAAATGCTGGTCTGCCTGGAATTAAAGGCTCGATGTATTGATTGTTGGCTGAACGCTTTGTTCCAGTACCTGCCAAACGCTTTGATAAACTCATTAGTTAGCCTTCTCTGTAATCCATACTAGAAAAACACCTGCAACAATTAAAGCTAATGGAACTGAAATCATTGCAAGGCCAGTTGTTGCAAGCGTTACGCCCACAACTTCAACTGCAACTGATAGGTCAATCTTCTTCATTATGCTCCCTATACCTGAATTGAAAAGAATCTTGCAACTGGTGCTGGTGGCTCGGCTGGTTGAGTAGCACGATCATAACCAAAGATTGAAGCAACGGCGGCATCCACCTTACGGCGGCTACTTGCCTTTGCAACC